AAAGTTTTTAAAAGTGTACCTATAGTTGGTGATTTTTTATCTGATGCTGCAGATTCTTTTATGGATTTTGGTGGTTCAGATATTATTGGCGGCATTATGTCAAATAATGCCAATGCTTCACAGGCTCGACAGGCAAACGCTTTTACTGAGCGTATGTCTTCTACTTCTTATCAGCGTGCTGTTGCTGATCTTAAGGCCGCTGGTCTTAATCCTATGCTTGCTTATACCAATGGTGGTGCTTCTGCCGGTCAGGGTGCTCAGGCAGTAATGCAAAATGTTGCTGCAGGTTCTTCTGCTAATTCTCGGGCTGCTAAATTAAATACTGCTCAAATTGATAATCTTAAGGAGTCTAATAAACAGATTCAGGCTTCTACTCAACAGGCTATTACTCAGGCTCAGCTTAATCAGGCAAATACTGCTAAGGCGGCTGCAGAAACTATTAATTCAAAAATTGATACTGCTCTTAAAACTAATGAACTTTCAAATTCTAACGTTCGTCGTGCAATAGTTAAAGCTATAGAACCTTTTGTAAATAATGCTTCTTCTACTGTTCGTGATTCTCTTAAACGTCCGATCGACGTAAAATTTGGTAAAAAATTTTAATAAGGAGTTAATACTATGTCTAAATCTACTAAAATTACTACTGCTCAGCTTGCTAAGGCTTTTAATAAGTCCGAGGAATATACGGACGCCATGCTTGTCAAGCATGGCGTAACCATAACTACTTGGCTACGTACTGTAGGTGATGGTCTTGACGCTTTTTATTCAGATATGACCTCTGATCATAATACTGAGCCTTCTATGACTAAACAGGAGTTTGCTTCTCAGTGTGACCCTAATGAAATTATAGATCGTGTTCAGCGTGGCGCTGATATCCCATTTAAACCCACTTTTTACGGCGATTTCTCAAATATGCCTACTTCGTATCATGAGGCTCTACAGATCGTTACAGACGCTCGTAATTCGTTTAATTCACTTGACGCGAAACTTCGCGCACGTTTCGACAATGACCCCGGGGCTTTTGTCGATTTCTTAATGAATCCTGAAAATATAGACGAGGTTGTTGAGCTTGGCTTCGCTACCAAGCCCACAGAGACCCTCCAGACTGCCGGTCAGGCTCCAGCAGGTGAAAAAACTGGGGGAGGGGAGGGGGCGTAAGCCCCCCCCTAGCACCATTGCTCTACTTGATGCAATGGTGCTAAGTGACACCATATCTTTAACTTGGAGGTTTTATGAAGGTTTTATCAAGGAATTTTGTCAATAACAAGAAGTCTGCTTCTACTTTTTCCCGTACTGCGGGTCGTACTAAATTGGTCAATATCATTCCCAAATCAATGCGTGGTGGTATTCGCTTTTAAACAGGGGGGGAAACCCCCCTTATTTTATAGGTGATCTATGGCTTGTTATCATCCTCTTGATGCTTGGCGTAGTCCTTCCGGTCAGGTGCTTTTAGCTTATAATGCCCGTTATTGTCATTCCAGAAACCCAGATTTTAAACTTCCTTGTGGTCGTTGTATAGGGTGTCGCTTGGACTTGTCCCGTAAATGGGCTGTTAGGTGCATGCATGAGGCACAAATGCACAAAGATAATTGCTTTATCACTTTGACCTATGATGATGCCAAACTTCCAGAACGTCCGGACGGCGTTCCTCCTGCAAATGTATCTCTTTATTACGAGGATTTTCAATTATTCATGAAGCGTCTTCGTAAGCGTTTTACTGGTAAAACTATTCGTTTTTATATGTGTGGTGAGTATGGTGAGAATTTTCACCGTCCTCATTTTCATGCTTGTATTTTTGGTCTTGATTTTCCTGATCGTGAATTTTTTGCGCGCACTGCGTCAAAAAGTATTATTTATCGTTCTAAGATTCTTGAAGAGCTTTGGCCTTATGGTTTTTCTTCTATAGGTAATTTTAACTATCAGTCTGCTGCTTATGTTGCTCGTTATTGTTTAAAAAAAATAGTTGGCAATGGTGGTTATGATAAGCATAATAATTATATACATCCAGATGATCATTATGCTGTTGTGGATCCGCTTACTGGTGAGATACTTTATTGGAAAACCCCAGAATTTAATAAGATGTCTCGCCGTCCAGGCATCGGCGGTACTTGGTTTGATAAGTTTGAAACTGATGTTTTTCCTCATGATCATGTAATTGTTAATTCTAAGCCTGTTTCTGTTCCTCGTTACTATGATACGCTTTTTACTCGTCGATCTACTGATAATTTGGTTGATATGGAGACCGTTATTAAACCGGCTCGATTAAAAAAAGCTATTTTATCACTTGACGACAATACTCCAGAAAGGTTATTAGTCAAAGAACAGGTAGCTAAAGCTAACTTGTTGAGACTCAAACGAAAGTTGAGTTAATTATCGTATAATATATATTATGTATTTCAATAACTTAGGAGCCTAAAAATGAAAAAACCTATTTTTGCTGTTCTTGATACTAAAGCTAATGCTTTTGGTTCTCTTTGGGTCGTAAATCATACCGGTGAAGCTGTACGCGCTTTTACTGATCAGGTCAATCGTGCTGACGATCAGAATATGCTTTATAAACATTCTGAAGATTTCGTTCTTTATCATCTTGGTTCTTATGATGATGCAGATGGCATTATTGAGCCTCTCGATCGTCCTCAGCTGGTAGTGCAGGGCGGTGCTGTAAAAAACCCCATTCATTAAAGGTTGATCGTATGGATTGGCTCGCTTCAAACTGGGAATCTATTATGACGGTTCTCAACGCTATCGGCCTTCTTGTAGTCAATTCGCGCAAAGGCCGGTGATATGCTCACCTTTAAATCAGGTGTTAAAATGGACTTGTTGCAGCCCCAGATGGTTCTGGGGCTGCTTGTCATTCATACAGTATTTGAGAGGTTCAAATATGTCTGTGTTATTACCTCGCTTAACGATGGCCATCATCGGCCTGATTCTCTTCACTATTCTGGACTCGCGGTTGATCTCCGCATACGACACATTCCCCAAGCTAGTCTTAGCGATCTGGTCGCTTCTTTATGCGCTGCCCTTGGCGATAATTTTGATGTTGTTTTAGAAAAAACACATATCCACGTTGAATATGATCTTAAATTTTAATTGGAGGTACTATGTCTTTTCGTAATAAATCTGCTTCTACTACTCATTTTGCAATGATTCCGGACGCTAATGTACAGCGTTCTTCTATGCATACTGAACAGCGTCATTTGACTACTTTTGACGCTGGTTTTCTTGTTCCGATTTATGTTGACGAGGTACTTCCCGGCGATACGTTTAATCTTCGCCATACTATTTACGCTCGTATGTCAACACCTATTTTTCCTATTCTCGATAATCTTTATCTTGACACGTTTTATTTCTTTGTACCTTATCGTCTTGTTTGGACGAATTTCCGCAAATTTATGGGTGAACAGGATAACCCAGCGGATTCGATCTCTTTTGTAGTACCTCAACAGGTTTCTCCCGTAGGTGGTTATGCTGTCGGTTCTCTTCAGGATTATTTTGGTCTTCCTACTGCTGGTATGCTTGGCGCTAATACCAAGAGTCACAATGCTCTTCCTCTTCGTGCATACAATCTTGTTTGGAATGAATGGTTCCGTGACCAGAATTTGCAAAACTCTATTACTGTCGACCGTGGTGACGGTCCCGATACTACTCCTTCTACTAATTATGTTTTAAGGCGCCGCGGCAAACGTCACGATTATTTTACTTCGTGTCTTCCTTGGCCTCAAAAAGGCGCTACCGGTATTAATATACCTTTGGCTGGGCAGGCTCCTGTTACTGGTATTGGTCTTGATGGAACTACAGTGACTGCTGCCGGTATTTCTGTTCGTGAAACTGCTCCACTTCCTAACCGTACTTATGCTTTTTCTGCTCTTGCTCAAAACACTGGTGGCCCTATTCGTATAGCTACTGATACGACGGGCAGCGGCACTACTAAGCCCGCTGTATTTGCTGATCTTACTCAGGCTTCTGGCGTTCTTATCAACCAGCTTCGTCAGTCTATCATGATTCAGGAGCTTCTCGAGCGTGATGCTCGTGGCGGTACTCGTTACATTGAGATTATTCGCTCACACTTTGGTGTTCAGTCGCCGGATGCACGTTTACAGCGTCCTGAATATCTTGGAGGTGGTTCTGTTCCCATTAATATTAATCCAATTGCTCAGACGACTGCTACTGGTCTTACTGGCGGTACTACTCCGCTTGGTAATCTTGCCGCTATTGCTACTATAGTTGATACTAACGGCAATGGTTTTACTCAGTCTTTTACTGAACATGGTATTGTTATTGGTCTTGCAAACGTCCGCGCTGATTTGACTTATCAGCAGGGTCTTCACCGTATGTGGACGCGCTCTACTCGTTATGATTTCTTTTGGCC